GCCCCAGCAGTAGCTTGATCTAGAGGTATTTTTGCTTGAGCTGGGTTTGACATCGTAGAAGCCGTTGGTGTAACTCCAACTCCAACATTATTTATATTCATTAAACTTATACACTTCCAAGGATAATACTTCGCTACTGATATTTGATCTTCTTTAGTATAATAAGCATTAGGGCTTACAGCGCCAGTACCAGAACCACTTATTGGCTCTCTAGCCGGAAACTCAAAAGCATTGTTTATGTTTATTTTTCTAGGTTGATTTCTATCATCTGTCCAGAATAATAAATTTTCAATAATGTTGACGCCCGTAATTGGTTTATTAGCTGAAAAATTTAAAAAATCACCTTCAACTAAAACAGTCTTTTGATTTGTTTTTAAATCATATGCTCTTACAGAGCACTCAGCATCTAAAGGAGCAAAATTAGAAATTTTATCTACGGATGAATCTATATAATTAGTTACAAAATAATAAATCACTTGTGTGTTTAGATCACTAAAGTATCCAATACAAGTGTGTTTTGATGTTTCGCTAAACACAGCATCATTACCTAAAACATTCTCTAAAGCGCCTACATCATCTCCTTCTGATCTACTTATAGAAACATTTAAAGCATCTCGATATTCTCCATTTGGAACAAGACGATCATCAAGATCTTTGTTCATTTTGGATTTAATGAAAGTATTTTTAATTTCAGCCATTTAATTTTAGTGTTTTAGCCATTTTGATTTACCTCTCATAACTTGAACTATTTCATCTAGTTTTATGTTTGACAATCTAATTTTGGCATTTCTTAATTTGGCACTGCGTTCTCTTTTCAACCTTTGTACTATATATTCAGGTTGATTTATTCTTGTTGAAATAATAGCATGTAATATATGAGCATATATAGCTTCTTCAGCCATTTTAGGAACTCTAGTGTCTAATTCATAAGCTAAACCATCAGATATATATTCTAATACTATTAAAGTGTTTTTTAAATTACTTGAAAAAGACATCTTACCCTCTCTTTCATCTATAGTAAACCAGCCGTTTATTTGAGCATATTTAGTTTCAGCACCATATTGTTGACCATAAAAGCTGTATAATCCGCCTTGATCATAAGCCCACCAGTCAGCTCCAGCGTTTAAATCGGTTACTGTCCAAACTCCATTTATAAAAGCTACATTTGCGGCGTCCCATCTTTGATTTGTTATCGATGTTCCTTCTATATTATCGCCTATGTCGTCTTGAGTTGGAACACCTGCACTGTCTTGAACTGGTATTTCATATGGATTTGTAGTCAAGTTGTTAGCTGGATATATAGGCCTTTTAACGCCTAACTTGTCTATCCAAGAAACACAAACATAGTTTACGTAATCTTGAGGTATTATAACTCCTAAACTTGGAGGAACAGTTAATTCTTGAGATTTTATGCTTTTTAACGTGTCATAACTAAATTCTTGTAAACCTCTTTTAGCATGAAATAATATATCAGTCCTTTTGACGTTTGGTATCAACTTATCTTGACCAACATAAGCAACTAAAAAATTATTTATTACGTCATCAAGTGTTATATAGGCGTAACTTCCATAGTTTTCATTAACCGCTGTACCAAAAGCATCTTTAGCTCCATAATTACCTCCATCTATTGATTTTAACTGTACAACAATAAAAGTGTTTGCCGCTGGAGCTACTCCAAATGTTATAGTATTTCCTACGACAGTATATGCTAATATATATTCAGTATATGAACCAGCTAAACCTGTGGCACTAGTATATAATTTAAAGTTATTTAAAACATAGTTAGAATTAGTTGGATCGTGACTACCAAATTTTAACTCTGTGTCAAATGTAGTTGTAAAAGCTGTTAAAGTACCACCTGCATCCTGTTGAAACCCTTGAGCTCCTTCGTAATATTGTTGATTAGTTTCGGTTATTAAACCACCGTTTGGAATAGGCATATCTTATTAGCTTTTAGCGTTAACTTCAATTTTTTGTGATTCTGCTGCTGCTGCTTGAACTACAAGTGGATCATTTATTATAATACCCATGTACATTAATATTTTTAAAATAAAATTAACTTGCTCTGTAGCGTCTAATTGTGGCCATACTGATAAAGCAGCGTTATATATATAAGCATTACCACTTTGCGTATACGCCCAAACAACATCATCTGGTCTTTTTATATAAGATATAGTTATATCATTAACGTTATTTATAGTTTGGGGATATATAATTATTTGTTCGTTTTGCCATAAATAAGATGGAAAACTATTTGTTGGTCTAGTTAGTGCTGACTTGTTTATTTGTAAAAAATCATTTTTTTGTATTCTTTGACACTCAACTTGATAACCAACGGTAGGCTCAAATAAAACAGTTCCTAGTTTATATACTTGAGTTTGAGGAGATTGACTAGGAGGCATTGAAGCAGTAGAAAAAGTAGGTGCTGAAAAAAAACCTGGAGAACCAGGCGCTGGCGCCGTGTAAGTTAATAAACCTCCGGTAGCTTCTCTTTTAAATATGGATATTTTATTATCTAGTTCTTTTAATCTATCCGAGTATTCACTTGTATTTTGAGGCACACGCAATTGTTGAGTATAATCTTCAAAATAGTTTTCAAAGATTTGTAATTGGACCTGTGTCGCAACCTTATTGAACTCGTCAGGAGTAACATAGCCTCTCTGCTCTTTATTCATTATTAGCAACACTGTCTTGTAAACTGTATCTACGTTTAATGCCATTTTATTTTTTATTATAATACAAGGCAGCCGCTAGTGCGGCCACCTTATACTAGTATTACATGTTATTTTAGATTTTTCTCTATATTTCTATAGACTTCTACACCTTCATCAGTCTTAAACCACGCGGCCATTGCTGAATAAGGGTTTTCATCAAAAGGAACATTCATCAACTTTCTATCGTTAGTTCCCCAATGAAAACTTCTTTGATCTGGAGAAAGTGTAATTATATTAAGTTCAGTAGCTTTTATAGCTATGTTTCTTAATTGAACATTATCATCTTGCGCTAATTCAATAAATAAATGTGGATTCTTTTTTGAGAAAAGCAATAAGTCTCTTTTTAGTTCTTTTGAGCTCATTTCTGAAACTGACGAACCGTATTCTACTCTTAGTATTGCTTCTGCATTATCAACATCCATGTTTTTAGCAATCGTCATAGCCTCTAGCTGTACTTCTAAATCACCTAATTCATCTTCAGCTATTTCTACAGCATCATACTCGTAGTATTTATTGTTTAAAGCTGGATGATATAATGATAATAGTTTTTGTAAATTTTGTTTTTCTTTTGGTACAGTTAAAACTCCATCTTGAAACATAATATGCCCTAGAGTTGCTTCTCCTTTTTGTTCTTGAACAAATGGTGAGCTTTGATTAGTGGCATATCGTAGTTCTTTTTGTTCTGCTGTATTTTTATCAAAATATAGTAATGGATACCTTCTACTGTGTCTAGACTGCAAAGTGTATGTTAGTGGGGTAACATTACCTTTTAATAAATAAGTTCTATCTTTTATTTCCCAACTGTTAACTTTTACTTCTGCCTTAACAGGTTCAGTAATAACAGGTGTATTTACTTGTTTTTCTACTACAACCTTTTTTGGTTTAGTAGCTGTTTTTTTATTTGCCATAATATAATAAAATTAAATAGTTAAAATAAGGCTTTGGGCCCCGAAGGGCCCGTACCTTAAAAAATAATTATGCTGTAAACAATACGAAATTGTTAGCACCTTGTACAACTAAGCATCTTTCAGATAGGAAGTGTACTTCCATAGCGTCAAGAGCAGAGGTATAAGCGCCTCCAGCAGAACCAGTTACCCAGTTTTTCATGCGTCGGTCATCAGCTTGTGAAGCACGATAACGAGTATGCAAGAAAGGTCGACGGATATTAGTTCCTAAAATTTGGTCGTATACAGTTGAAGTACCAGCTGGTATAAGAACACCATCAATAGCACTTGCAGCCACACCGCCACGAGTTGAAGCATCGTTCAAATATTTCCAGTCAGTTTTGTAGAAATCATAAGAACCTCTACGGAAACCACTGAATCCTAAGTTCAATGCCATTTCTTCAGAGTTTTCAAACAAACCGTAAGCAGATCCAGCTCCAGCGTTTCCACCGTTAAGACCAGCAAGCATGTCATCAAAATCTAAAGCAGTAGCTCGGTTTAAGAAAAGCATGTTCTCTTCGATAGCGCCTTGAGTATCAAGGTTTTTCAAAATAGAATCAAACTCAGCTAAACCAGCAGCAGCAGTAAAGTTAGCTAAAACATTACCACGAGCTTTGATAGCAGCAAAAAGACCTTCAGTACCAGTCACGTTAGCGATAACGGAAGTAGCACTTACTTTTTCTCCTTCAACAACTGCCATTTCTAAGTAATCTTCAAAACGTAAACGAGTTTCAGACTCTCCTTTTAAATACCATAGGAAACCAGAAGTACCATCTTCAGTAGCAACTTCAACCCATCCAATTTGAGCCATATCAGATCCATTTACTTCGTATTTAGATTTGATGATAATTGGCTTGTTATTGAATTGTGTAAAAGTTGGAGATACTGAACCTAGAGTACTATCATTAGTTCCTTTTTGGAATTCAGAACCATATACAAACACTTTAAGTGTAGTAATTGGAGCACCAGCATTATAAAGAGTAACTTCTCCAGCACCACCACCAGCTAAATTAGCTTGTGTATAAGGTTCTACAGTAAGATCATAGTTACCAGCGGTACCAGAAGTACCAGTCACACCAGTTACAAGACATTTTAGTTCATCACCATTTGCAGTGTTCATAACTACAATAGTTTGGTTTTGATAAATAACACCTTGAACCGTAGCGCTTTGTACGATACGAATCTTATTGTTTGCTGTAGCAGTTAAGCCATCATAAGCGATGTGCAAACGGTTTTGTTCTGACCAAACAACTTGATCAGATGTCATTGGCATTTCAGCGCCAACCATGCGTAAAAATCCAGAAAGAGTACGGTTTCCATAACGTTCAACCTCTGCTTCGTAGATCTCAGGTAAATACTGTTGGGCGAAATCACTCGTGCCATCAGTAAAGTTCAAGTAATTACTACTTAGAACTGTTTGTTTTTGCGAAGGTACAATTGAACCAAACGCAGGACTTACATTAGCCATAGTTTTTAATTTTTAATTAGTTGAATTTTCTTGTTTTAATTTTAAGTTTGGAAGAATCAATACCACTAATTGCTTTTACTTTTAATCCATTTATATAAACATTTTCTGGGGCTTGTCTAGGCTCACCAGTACTAGGGTTTTTTGAAGATGACACTATATCTTTAGTAGCATCTGCTTTTCCTTGTTCATAAAAATGACTTGCTAGTTTATCAGCGTTCATGGCAGCATACATGGCTTTGTGATACCCACTCGTATCTGTGACATTACCTTTTTTGTCTAGGAACTTCCCAACTACATTATTAATGTCTGACTGAACGTCGGCAACCTGAGAAGGGTTTTGTAAACCATATCTAAATTTCTTTTTTCCTAAGTTGAAATCAAAACCTTTGAAATCATTTGAAAAAAATTCTTTTGTTTGATCTTTAAAATTCTCGTGCTGCTTAGCGCGCGTATTTTGCTCTTCATTATATCGGTTGAAAAAATCCATTGCTTTTTTTTGCTCTTGAGTTACGCTTGGTCTCAACTTGATCTCATCGTAATATTTACTCTTTGTTTGCTCTAAAAAGTTTTTGGCTTTTGCAACTTCTTCTTTAAAAGCGAGTTTTTTTCTTCTGATGTCTCGCTCATCATCTATTTCTTGGTCATACTTAAAGTTATCTTCCATTAATAATGAAACTTCTTCGTGATTTAAGTATGGTTTGCTTTGTTTGTAGTATTCTCTAAGTAAAACATTTTCATCTACTTTAGAGTAATCAGCGTTTAATCTAACATAGTCTTCTATAGTTCCACCTGTTTCTTCCATGAAAGAAACTAATTTTTCTATGTTTTCAGGTAAAGGCTTGCCGGTTTGTTTAGTCTCTTCTACTGCACTTTGTAATTCTTGCTTAGTTTCAATTACCTCTTCTTTGATTTCTTCTTCTGATATTTCCTGAATTACTACTTCTTTTTTTTCTTCGGAGTCCCGTACTTCTTCAACCACTTTTTCGCTGTTGCTACTGTTTTCGGATCCTTCGACAGTAACATCGCTGTCATTTGTGCTTTGCTTTTGAACGGCATCTTCTTCTTTTTTAGTTAAATCAACTTTTATAGGTTCTTCTTTTTTAGTTAAATCAACTTTAACTACTTCAGATTCGATTTTACCTAATTGTTTTGCTTTAGGTTTTTTCAATTTGAAATCACCTTCTTTTTTTACTTCTTCTGACATAATATAATAATATAAAATTAATTAATTGTTTTATTTAGGCGTAAACGCTTCTAAACTAAAACCACCTAATGTATCATTACCAGCCGACTCAAAGTCTTTTGGTAAAGTATCATTTTTTCTTTGATCTATAAGTTCACTCTGTTGAGTTCCTTGCATTCGTATTCTTTTATCTTTTCTATCTTCTATTTCTTGCTCTTTATCAGCCTCAGCGTTTGCTCTTAACTGAGCTAATTGCATTTGATAATTAAACTCTTCTGCCATAAGCTCTCTCTTTATTTGAGCTTCGGTTTGCATGCGTTGTATTTCAAACTGAGATTTAGCTTGTTCAACGTTAACTTTAACTTCTGTAAGAGCTTGTTGTTTTTGAACTTCAGCAAGTGCAGCTTGCTCTGATGATTTAGCATTAGCTTGTGCTTGAGCCTGTATGTTTGCCATTTGCTGTTCTTCAGCTGCTTTTTGTTTTTGCTTGCGTTTCAATTTTAAAAATTGATTAGCTAATTTTAAATTTTTAATTTGACGTATATCTATAGCGTCTTCTAAATCAATGCCTCCAGATTTAAGAGCTATTTGTATGTTTTGTTCTAACTGTGCTTTTTCATCTTCATCTGGCTCTAATTCTAAGTAAATACCAAAATCGTGAAGATTTAAATTTTGTATTTCTTTAAGAGTTTCAACGTTATATATTGAAATACTTTCCATTAAAGCATTGTTAGTTAAAGGAAAGTCTAATACATCATTTATTTTTAAACAAATATTTTCGCAAGTTCTTAATGTTAAATAATCACTTGCTCTATTTATGTGTCTTGTTGCAACATTTGATTGATTAGCAGCTAGTTTTTGCAAACCAAGTAAAGCGTTTTTATCTGGATTACTACCGTCTCTTGCTTCATTTAATCCTGTCACATCGCGTATCATTTGCAAATAATATTGATATGTTTGTATCAAAGAAGCTATTTTTGCTTGACCAGAAGAAGAAGTTAACTCTTGAACAGGTACTTTACCTCTGTTAGGATCACCATCTTGAGTTAAAGACCTACCTACAATACTACCAGTTTGAAAGTACATGTTAAGTGCTTCCGCAGGATTATAATTAGTACCATTACCTAAGTCTACTTCTGCTAATCCATCCATGTCTAAGAAAACTCCGTCAGGTATTACTCTAGACATCACTTGTTGCAGTTTCAAATGTGTAAGTTGAATCATATCTGCAAAACCAGTTATTCTACTTACCATTGAATCTATTTTACCCTTATATATCCTAGGAGCACAAATATTATAATTCATAACAACTTTAGTTGTATCTGCATAAGGTCTGGTCATGTTTTCACATAATCCCCATTTTAACATTGTATTTGTTCCTAGTATTTTAGCTCCAGTATATAAAACTTCTATAGTTCGTGATATTCTATCAAAATTATCATTTGGTGGAGGGTTGAAGTCATCTGTTTTTTCTAAAGCTTTTTCTAACCCTGTATCTGTTTTTTTAATTTTAAAAACTTGATTACTATAAGTTTTATATTCAAAATACATTATTTGAACAGTGTTTTCGTCATAATTACCCCAACCTTTTATATATTGTCTGTTGCCGGGCATTTGTTGTATTTTGTATAATTCTTCTTCAGATATATCTGGAAATTGTTTTTTTAATTCTGGTATTGTTATAGCTTTTACTTCACCAACATAATAAATATCTTCAAAATTAGGATCTTCTGTATAAGAATAAACCATATACGCAGGATCTACATAATCTATTGTAATTCCATTAGAGACGTTAAAATTTGTTTTTACAGCAGCAATACCTAAAACTGTCAAATCATAATTTAATCTACGTCTAGTTTCGTCATATTTGTTTTTATCTAAAATATTACTAATAGCTTCTTCTTCTGCTATTTCTACAGACTGCTTATAAGAAAGCTGCATGTGGAGTTCTAGTTCTTCTTTAGTCTGTGGTAACTCGTTAGCTGGTATATTTGTTCTTGACAGATCTTGCCCAGTTGTTTGTAATGCTTGCTGTATTAATTCTTGAGCATACATGTCTTGAGCTATTTTGTTTGCATACTCAGTTCTTTTCTTTAATGATTGAGGATCTTGCGCAAATGCTTTTATATCATAAGTTTTTTGTGATATACCATTTACAACAATGTCAACAAACTTAGAAATAACTGGCACTGGTTTCCAGTCTAAATTAAGATATGACAAATCACCGTTTATAGATAATTCGTCTTTATATTTTTGCACTGGTTGTTCTCCTCTTGCATAAAGCCTTAGTGAATGATAATTATTCCAATTAGTGTAATAACGGTTTTGAGTTGTTTTACCTTGATCAAACCACTCTTGTTCAATAGCTCTAGATACTTGTAAGCCATATTCATAACTTGATTTTTCGGCATCGCTAACAACTTGGCTAGGAAAAGAACTATATGTATTTGTATATACCATTTTTTATTTAATTATTTTAGATATTGCACCAGTATTGTCATATCTTTTAAATCCTAAATTGTAAATTTCTTTTTTAACTTTTTTAACTGGGGTGTAAATGTGCTTGTTGCAAGCCATTATTGCTAATCCAGAGCTTATTGAAGCATCATGCTTAGTTCTGTTGTTTATATTAAATTTAGCCCAGTCATCTAGTGTTCTTTGAAAATACATATCACCATAACCAGGATCTAAAAATCCAACATTATTTTCTATGTAAGACTCTATAGCAGCCGCGTGTGCTTGCTTTATGTCTTCACTAGAGTTCGGTATTCCACCTATTTCTTTTTCTGTAGTTGAAAGCTTGTTCCAAATTTTATCTGGTCTATTCATAGAAAAACCTCTGTAACCTCTTCTTTTAAAATGATATAGAAGTCTAGGTTTATTATTTTCAGCAAGTATTGGCATACCATAAAAAACGCAAGCCATTAAAACATCTTCAAAAAATATTTCTGCTGTTTGAGGTCTAGCTATATACTCTAAAAAAAACTGACTTGGAGGAACATCTTCCATTGTAAACTTTGTTAAGCCGTGTAAAGAACCATTTGATCCTCTACCATCAACTGTACCTGAAATATCGTAAGGGTCACAACCAAAAGCTCCACAGTGCTCGTTTCCAGGATGTTTCACTCCATTTTTTACTATTACACGATTTTGCAAGTATTTAGGCGGTACCCAGCTTATTTTAAACCTACCATCTTTATGAGGTATAAATATCACTGAAGTGTCTTTTTGACCATTTACCCATTGAAAACCACCAGTGGTAACCATCGCTTTGTTATTTACATCTTCATTGTAATCTACTTGCTCGTATATTTTAGTTAGATTAAATAAAGACTGCTTTGTTTCATCTCTAAAAGCATGTTGTTCTGTTCTTGGAAACTGTCTATAAAACTCATTTAAAGCGTCTTGGTCTTGTTTTAATCCATCAACTTCGTTTTGCCAATAATCAATAACGCCAATATCTATTTTTGTTCCATCTGGCGCTTCAACGGGTTTTTCAGGCGTATTAAATACAGGTGCTCCATAAGAATCAATATATCCTTCGTAATTCCATTCCATAGGTATGAACAAAGAGTATAATCCCGAGCGAGTTTGTCCATTTGCATTTCTTTGCGTAACATCTGAATCATAATAAAGTTTTTTAAAGTTTCCACCACCTTTATCTAATGAATTAGAAGTGCTACCCATCATGCACTTGCCAATAATTCTTGACCCTAAACGCAAAGTTGTTTTTGTTACGCGCCAATTATTTAAAATATTATTAGGCTTTTCCCATTTACCACTTTCATCATGTACTAATAGTTTTAGCTTTTCACCATCATAACTATTATCACCTGTGTTTTTCCAATCTATAGTAGTGTCAAGACCTTCTAAGTCTTCTGACTTTTCATTTACTTCTAATTTACGTCTTGTGAATTTTGAAGCTGGAACACGATATGCTAATTCTGTTTTAGGACGGTCCATACCGTCTTGTATTGGTTTAAAGAAAAAAGGATAATTAACAGATATTGGTACTACTTTATCTGTAAACATTTTTTTAGCATCAGGACCTGATTTAGAAAGTATACCAAATCTACTGTCACTAGATATTGTTGCCATATTTACAGCTTCTCCAGAAGCCATAAATGAAAAACCAGAACGTCTGTTTTTGAGATAACACATACCGTAACATCTTGCGTCTGCTTTACAAGCTTCCCAAAATATAAAAAACAACCTATTAGCTTCTCTAAAATCTGGTTTACCAACATCAATTTTACTCCATTGTAAATACATATAATGAGTTCCAGTTATGTAAGTTGGTTCATTTTTATTGTAAAACCATAAACCTTCTTCTCTTAACTTAAACTCATTATCTATGTAATCATACCATTTTTCGTGAAACTCGTTTGGATATTCTTTCCAATCAAAAACGCTTTTTATTTTTTTTAATTCTTTTGGATACTCAGTGTATTCCCACTTATTTGAAGAAAATTTTTTTATATTTTCAACACAAGGCAATGCTATTTTTAAACCTTGTATTTCATATATATCACCTATTTTTCCATTTTTACTTATAACAACAATGTCGTATTCTTTATTATATCCATATTCCCACTTACTGTATCTATTTTTTCTTTTTAATACTTTAGGTTTGATATAATCTTTTAAAACAGAATATAAAGTTTGATTATATTTCATCTTGATCTCCCTTCTGCAAAACCTTTAAAAGAAGCTTGTTTTTCTTCTTTTTTGTCTTTTTTAGTATCGTCAAGCATGTTTTCTTCTTCTTGTATTCTTGTCAATATTTCAAAAGCATCAAATATTGCTAGTTTTTTCGTAGCGGCAGCGTTTTTTAATCTATCAGCAGATATATCATCTTTTGAATCAACTATTTTTTCTTTTGCTACTTTAATAAGTTCTTCAACTGCTTTTTGCCCAGCTTGGATTATTTTCAACTTCGTCTCCTTGGTATTCATGCTTAATTACAATATCATTTGATTTCATACAATATAAACGCTCATTATCAATTATAAAATCAAACTCACCATACGGAGTATAACCAACAAGATCACCCTCGTTTATTTTAAGCGCTTCTAAGGACTTATTACCATACTTTAGTATACCAATAAGCTTTCTTTCTTTTTCAGTTGTTAGAGAGTTATTATTTTTTAAAGGCATTACAAAGCACCTGTCTCCAAATGACTTCCATTTACCAAAATCACCATACATGTAAATTTGATCAGTAGCAACAAAAAAAGTATTATCTTTAAATAAAGATCTGCTGTTCTTTTTTCTGCCTTTCATATCATAAAAAACTCTAAAAACATTGTGATGTATAATCACTTTGTCACCAACTTTTATATTAGTTTTAAAAGCTATAGGAACAGCTAAAACTTCTGCCACATTATTAACTGCTTTGAAGGCTTCTATTCTGCTATTTAAAACAAGTTCTTTGTTTTCAACCTTAATAGAGTTTTGATAACGAGTATCTTTATAAGGTTTTACAATAAAATCATATAAACTTTTCATTAGTATTCTAAATCATATTCTACTGAAATAGCCATGTTGGAATTAAATTTTTTCCAAGGCATTACTTCAGTTTCTTTTTTTATATGAATATTATAAGAACTATCTATTTGATCAAAAACAATATAAGCTATTTCATGCCCACCATATACGGTTTGTCCAATGGAATAATGCATGGCATCGTTTTTATAATCAGCACCAATACTAATTTTTCTTATCTTCGATTGCATCATTTTCTTCTATTGGAGAATATTCGCCAGTAACTAAATCAATGTTAACTCTTCCGTATTCTTTTTCAAGCTCTATTTTTGTTTCTTCTATTTTTTTATTGACTTCAGCAACACGGTGTAATAAACTGTGTTTTTCTGTTTCAATAAGACCAATACGTTGAATAATTTCATTGAGCAGCTTTTGCTGTTCGTTTATACTTGACAACTGCTCTTTAGAAATTACATTTTTAATTTCTTTTACTTTACTCATTTGATTAAATTTAATTTATTGAATTTATTTATTTTCTAGATTTTAATTTTTTTGTTTGTTTTTCCAACATTGATTCAACGTTTGTTAAATATTTTTTAAAACCTTCTTCTCCACCAGCTCCAAAAGGAGAAGCAGTTGCGCCACCTGTTCTTCTAGCAACATCAGTATTAAGTAACATTTGCTCTCTTTGAGTAATTGGTCTTGATTTTGTAACATTACCATAATTTTTATCACCAAAATTTGAGCCTGTAACAGGTTTATCTGATCTACCTATTTCTGTGCTTCCGCCAAAAGGTTGATTTACTTGTTTTTTGAAGAAAAACTTACCAGACGGAGCGTTTAAATCAATAGCTTTTTTAGGCTGCTTTATGCCTTCTGCTGCTATTTTAGGTTTAACTGTTTTTACTGGCCTTGTAGTTAATTTTATTGCGCCAGGAGTAAAACGCTCTGCAATATCAATTTTATCTGGTGTACGTGGTTGTCTTGCTCTAAACCTAGCGTCTTGAGCTTTTCTTTGTTCTGGTGTTAAAGCTGCATAAGCTGCATCACCCTCTGGAGTTCTTTTAATCAAACCAGAAACAGAACCTCCACCAGAACCAGGCGTTGTTGTTTTAATTGTAGTTAATGTACCTTCAAGGCCATTTCTTGTGGCCTTTGATCTAGTTATTTCAACTTTAGGTTTTTTATGGCCAGGCTCGTGAGCAGCTGGGCCAAGTAAATCTTTTCTCAAACCTCTTCCAGTTTTCATCATTGGGCCACGCCCTGGATTCATTTCAAAATTCATTTTTTTACGTTTTAAAGTTTATTGTAATATATAATCCCATAATAACTGCCAAAGCAATTAGCCACTAATGTTTTTTCATCTTTAAGACGATAAGTAATATCTAAAGAAAAATAAGGATTAGCTATGTATATTGTATTATTTATAGTATTTGGTAATTGTCTTAATACTATTTCTTCGTAAGTCTTGTTGTTTATTGTGTTGTGCTGTATAAATTCAAGATGGTTTTTTACTTTTGTTATTTTTAATTCAAACGGAGTCTGATCACTAACCCAAGTACCAAGTATATTATCGTTTATAGTTATTTGACTAAATAAACTAGTTGAAAAAACAAAAGCTAATAATAAAAATAAATTTTTCATAATGTTGTATATTTAATTAAATTTTAATTACAATAAATATAACAATAAAACAGTTATTATTTGTCGCTTTTAAAAGCTTTTGTTGCTTTTTCAGTTGTTCTT